TGCTGGCTCTGGTCTGGGTAAGTCTACGTTCATGCGTGAGCTAGTGTTCTCCATACTGTCGCAGACTACAGACAGGGTAGGACTAGCGTTCCTTGAGGAGACACCTGATCGTACTGCCCGTGGTCTAGTAGGATTACAGATCAACAAACCGATACACCTTCCGGGCTGTGACTACTCAGCTAGTGAGGTAGACCAAGTGTTCGACAGCCTCAACCTTGATGACCGTGTGGTACTGTGGGATACGTTTGGTTCCAACAAGATAGAGAACGTACTGGCACGGTTCAGATACCAGATCAAGGTACTGGGTGTGCAGTACATCGTGCTGGATCACATCTCCATACTGGTGTCAGATCAGGACAACGGTGACGAGCGTAAGGCTATCGACGAGATCATGACCAAGCTACGTATGTTCTGTCAGGAGATGCGTGTGTCCATGTTCATCGTGTCACACCTACGTAGACCTGAAGGCAAGGGACATGAGGACGGTGCGTACACCAGCCTTGGTCAGCTACGTGGCAGTGCCGCTATTGCACAACTCAGTGACATCGTGTTAGGATTAGAACGTAATGCTCAGGCAGAAGATCCTATGGTACGTAACACTACCAACGTGCGTGTGCTGAAGAACAGGTTCAGTGGTATGACAGGGCCAGCTACTGCGCTGATGTACAACAAGGATACAGGTAGGTTGACTGAGGTATTTGAATGAGGTGCATTGCTTGTGATAAGATACTAACAGACTACGAGCTAACCAAGAAGTTCAGCGGCAGTGGGGAGTTCGTTGATATGTGTAACGAGTGTAGTCGGTTCCTAGTTGAAGATGATTTGACAGCAATAGGTAACATAGACTATGCTAGTCTTAGTGATCTAGAGGAGATACATGATGTCGAAGATGGGACAATGGATTATGACACAGGAACAGAACAGGGAGATGAGGGATGGTGGTAACAAACTATCAGAAAGACAGAAGCTTGATCTCGCCTACTACGAATACTGTGTTTTTAGACATAGAGGCAGACGGCCTGAACCCTACGAAAGTACACTGCGTGGTTACAAAGAGATCGAACGAAGCTCACTTGACCCATTTATCTAGAAGGAGTTTGATGGATGAACTGGCGCGTGGTGGACAGGTTTGCGGGCATAATGTTATCGGGTACGATCTTCCTGTGCTTCACAGGTTATGGGGTATACGTATACCTCAAGACAGAGTTGTGGACACACTGGTACTTTCACGTTTATTTCATCCCGATCTGGATGGTGGTCACAGCTTGGCTGCTTGGGGAGGTAGGCTCGGCTTCCCTAAAGGAGATCATTCGGATTGGTCGGAGCTATCTGAGGAGATGGTGGAGTACTGCAAAAGAGATGTGGACGTTACTGAAAGACTTCACGATGCGCTTGTACAACAGCTAAGGTTGTTTGGTTTTACTAAGCATTGTGTTGATCTTGAACACAGCGTAGCGTTCATCTGTAAGGATCAGGAAGACAACGGGTTTGAGTTTGACAAGGATGGTGCTGTTGAACTGTACGAAGAACTGACTACCCGTATGCACAGGATTGAGCGTGACTTGCAACGTGTGTTCCCACCCATAGTGGAGGAAAGGATCAGTGATAAAACACAGAAGAGACTCAAGGACAAAGTTACGGTATTCAACGTCGGTAGTAGACAACAGATCGCAGAGCGTCTTGCTAGTAAGGGTGCAGTTTGGAAGGAACTCACTCCCGCAGGAAAACCGAAAGTGGATGAGAAAACGCTCAAGAAGCAGACTCACATTCCAGAAGCAAAGATTATATTGCGTTATCTTCTCTGCCAGAAACGAGCGTCACAGGTGGATTCGTGGATTAAGGCAGTTGAAGAAGACAAGAGAATACATGGGCGAGTCCGTCACATTGGAGCGGTTACCGGAAGGATGGCGCACTCCAATCCGAACATGGCTCAAGTGCCTGCTGTAAGGGCTGAGTATGGCAAGCAGTGTCGGTCTTTGTTTACTGCCCCTACTGGTCACGTACTTGTTGGTGCTGATGCTAGTGGCCTTGAGCTACGTATGCTGGCTCATTACATGAACGACGAGAAGTACACCAACGAGATACTTACAGGTGACATACACACAGCCAACCGTATAGCCGCTGGCTTAGACAACAGGGATGATGCCAAGACGTTTATCTATGCGTTCTTGTACGGTGCAGGAGATGCCAAGATTGGTAGCATCGTAGGCGGTACTGCTGCTCATGGTAAGAAGTTGAAGCAGGCGTTCCTTGAGAACACACCAGCACTGGCTGACCTACGTAACGAGACAATGGCAGACGCAGAGACAGGGTTCCTCACTGGCCTTGATGGTAGACGCATACGTGTACGCTCTGCTCATGCCGCACTGAACACACTACTACAGGGCGCTGGCGCTGTGGTTATGAAGCAAGCTATCGTCATACTGTACGATCTGTTGGAGCGTGTTAACTTCAAGCTGGTTGCACAGGTACACGACGAGTGGCAGATAGAATGTAAACCAGAAGACGCAGACTTCATTGGTAAGTCTTGTGTTAACGCAATGGTATTCGCAGGCGAAGTTCTGCAACTGAACTGTCCGTTGGACGGAGAGTATAGGATTGGTAATAGTTGGGCTGATACCCACTAGCACAATTCTATTTTATGTGGTATAATATTAGGGTAAGTTTAACTAGCGGAGATATGCTACTATGTCTAATGAAGCACCTAACGTAATGATCAACTGCACTTTGTTCTGGCCCAAGCTGACTCAGAAGAACGAGCTTGCAGACAAGTTTACTGTTGATCTTTGTAATCTTTCTGACGCGGCTGTTACTGCGTTGGAGGATATGGGTCTTACCATTAACAACAAGGGCGATGAGCGTGGACAATTTATCACATGCAAATCTAATAACAAATATCGTGCGTTCCGACCAGACGGAACAGAGGTGCTTCTCAAAGGACGAACACCTAGAAGCGATGAAGACGACGTACAGTCAGGATCAATTGTGGCTAACGGTTCCGAAGCCCGCTGTCTCATCGGCTACTACGATTGGGAGTACCTTAAGAAGAAGGGTCGTAGTGCCACACTTAAGCGACTGACAATTACCAACCTTGTTGAGTACGAACCCGAAGCTGTAGAGATGGAAGCTCTGTGATACTCATTGACGGTGACATGCTGGTGTACCGTGTAGGGTTTGCCTGTGACGAGGAGTCAGAAGACGTTGCAGTGCAGACCCTAGATAACTATCTATCTGAGATGGTCTTGGATCTATCTGATCACTACACCAAAAGCATTCTGTACCTAACTGGTAAGGGCAACTTCAGGGATGAGGTTGCTGTTACACAACCATACAAAGGTAATCGTGACAACAAACGAACACCTGTACACAAGAAACTGCTCCGCGACTATATGATCTCTGAGTGGAATGCTAATGTTGTAGACGGCATGGAAGCTGATGATGCTATTGCTATCAAAGCTACTGAGCTAGACCACAACGCCATCATCTGTTCGTTGGACAAAGACTTCAAACAGATACCATGTCTTATGTATGACTACACCAAGAAAAAGTTAAATGCATTTAACCCTGATGACGCTATGCGTTGGCTGTATAAACAGGCACTGATGGGTGACAGGGTTGACAACATACCGGGAATCTATGGTGTTGGTCCTAAGAAAGCAGACAAGATTATTGATCCTTGTTCTACTGAGTGGGAGTGTTACAGTGTGTGTCTAACTCACTACTGGGACAACGAGTTGGATGAAGACAGACTATTAGAAAGTCTTAACCTTCTCTACTTGTTGCGTTCACCTGACGATAGATATACCAAGCCCAATGAAATTTGATTCCAAGTTTGAGAAAGAAGCTCATGCACTAATGCGTAGCTGCGAGTATCACCCATCAAAACAAATCTTTTACTTTGTTCCTAAATACTATGAGCCTGACTTTGTTTACACCACCAAGACTAAGACAGTGTGGATAGAAGCAAAGGGTAGGTTCCGTACATCAGACGAGGCGCGTAAGTATGTCCACATTGCAGAAACGCTTGGCCCAAAGGAGGAGTTGGTATTTCTCTTCCAAAAACCAAACACCCCAATGCCGGGATCACGAAGAAGAAAAGATGGTACACGCTACACAATGGAAGAGTGGGCAGAGAAGCATGGATTCCGTTGGTTTACTCTTGAAACAATACCTACAGGATGGAAGTGATGAGACACCTAGTAATACCTGACACACAGATCAAACCTGATTGTCCTATTGATCATATGTACTGGGCAGGGCGCTATGCCTGTGCCATGAAGCCTGATGTGATCATTCATCTTGGTGACCACTGGGACATGCCGTCGTTGTCATCGTATGACGTAGGTAAGAAGTCGTTTGAAGGTAGGCGTTACTCCGCTGATGTTGAGGCTGGTAACGAAGCCATGCAGATATTCATGGACTGTATCAGAGCAGAGCAACAACGGTTACGTAGACGCAAAAAGAAGATATGGAAGCCACGCCTCATCTTTACTATCGGTAATCACGAACAACGAATAGAACGTGCAGTCGAGAACGATGCCAAGCTAGAAGGACTGATGAGCTATGAAGATCTTAACTTGCGGGGTTGGGAAGTTTTTCCGTATCTTCAGCCTGTCATTGTGGATGGCATTGCTTATTGTCACTTTTTTACTAGCGGTGTTATGGGCCGCGCAGTCACGAATGCAAAGCTACTGCTCCAAAAGAAACATATGTCATGCGTCATGGGCCATGTACAAGACAGAGACATTGCCTTTGACAGAAACGCGGCAGGAAAAAGAATGACATCTCTGTTTGCTGGTATCTTCTATCAGCATGACGAAGAATATTTAAACCCACAGACTAACGGGTCATGGTCTGGTTTGTGGGTGTTCAACGAAGTAGATAACGGCACGTTTGATGAGATGCCTGTGTCTATGTCATACCTACGGGGGAAGTACGGTGCTAACTCTTGACGAAATACTTGAACGGATAGCGTCACGCTATGATGAAGTCACTATCATGGAGGCGTTAGAGATTACGTCTGAAGAGTTAGTTGAAAGGTTTGCTGACAAAGTAAACACAAACAGTTGGAAGTTTGATTTGGAGGAAGAGTGTGAGCATTAACGATGCAACTCCAGCAGAGTGGGACAAAGCAAGCAAGACAGTGTACGGCAGGCTTTACCATCCTAACGATCACGCTATCAAGAAACAGATAGGTGGTGATCACTACAACAGGTACGCCATACAACCAGTAGATTTTATTATTGCTAACAAGTTGGATTGGTGTGAAGCTAACGCCGTGAAATACATTACTAGATGGAAGGACAAGAACGGAGTAGAAGATATAAAGAAAGCTATCCACTACCTTGAGATACTACTGGAACGAATAGAACATGAAGATAGTTGAAGGTAAGTTTGGTTCAAAGAACAACGAGGATGCTATCAAGACATCTGAGTTTCTTGCGTTGTTATCAGCACGAAGCTTAGGGTATGAGGAAGAAGGAAGACCAATCAAGTGTGTTGTTGTGATGTATGAAGATGGTGAAGTGTTTGAAGTTACCGCTACCGAACAATACCCAGATGGTGTATACTTACTTCTTGGGTTGGCTAAGGCCGCAATAGAAAACGAAACTTTAGGAATAACTTAATGAAAGTGACAGACGTTACAATTAAAAAAGCAACAAACGGGTACATCTTGGATTGGTATGACAGCGACAGCAACACAACCATACACGCTACCTTTGAAGAAGCCGTAACACAACTACAGGAAATCTTTGAGGAGGCATGATGGACGCATACCAACAATACATACACAAGTCACGCTACGCACGATACCTACCAGAAGAGAAGCGTAGAGAAACGTGGGAAGAAACAGTCAACCGCTACGTCAACTACTGGGTAGATCGTGCAGACCTTAACGACTTTGATGTGTCAGAGATATTCAAAGCTATACATGATCTAGATGTCATGCCTTCCATGCGAGCGTTGATGACTGCTGGTGAAGCACTGGATCGTGACAACGTAGCAGGGTTTAACTGTAGCTATCTTCCTATTGATCACCCGAAAGCATTCGATGAGATGATGTACGTCCTCATGTGTGGCACAGGTGTAGGCTTTAGCGTTGAGCGACAGTACGTACAGAAATTACCAGAGGTAGCAGAGACATTCCATGAAACCGATACAGTTATTAATGTGGCAGATTCGAAGATCGGATGGGCGAAATCGTTTAGGGAGTTGGTATCACTGCTGTATTCAGGTCAGATTCCCCAATGGGATACAAGCAGAGTACGACCTTCAGGTTCCCCGCTTAAAGTTTTTGGAGGTAGAGCAAGCGGTCCAGAGCCTCTGCTCGAACTGTTCAGATTCACAGTTGAACTCTTTCAAGGCGCGGCTGGCAGAAAGCTTAGCTCCGTTGAGTGCCACGATCTTTGCTGCAAGATTGCACAAATCGTCGTTGTTGGAGGGGTACGAAGAAGCGCCCTCATCAGTCTCAGCAACCTCACAGACGACAGACTCCGACGTTGTAAACATGGACAGTGGTGGGTAGATAACCCCCAACGTGGACTAGCAAACAACTCTGCGTGTTACACAGAGAAGCCAGACTTTGAGGCATTTTTGAATGAGTGGACAAGCCTGTACGAATCTAGATCGGGAGAACGAGGTGTCTTTTCTAGAGTGGCTAGTCAGAAACAGGCTGCAAGAAATGAACGACGAGATGCTACCTATGCTTTTGGAACTAATCCATGTAGCGAGATCATCCTCCGTCCCTACCAATTCTGTAATCTATCGGAGGTTGTTGTCAGGCCAACCGATACGCTCGCAAACCTCAAACGAAAAGTACGCATTGCGACTGTCCTTGGAACTTTACAAGCTACCTTGACTGACTTCCGTTACCTACGAAACATATGGAAAATTAACACAGAAGATGAAGCACTGCTGGGTGTAAGTCTTACTGGTATTATGGATCATCCGTTGCTCTCAGGACGAGGAGACAAGAATGAACTCAAGAAGTGGCTCAGAGCCATGCGACAAGAAGCAATCAAAGTTAACAAAGAATGGGCTAGTAAGTTGGGTATCAATGTATCTACCGCTATCACTGCAGTTAAGCCTTCAGGCACTGTTAGCCAGTTGGTTGATTCTGCTAGTGGGATTCATCCTCGTTATTCTGCTCAGTACATACGCAGAGTTAGGGCAGAC